AATAATGTAGAGATCGAGGCAGCAGCCATGATCATCCGTAACAATGTACGGATCAAGTCGAAGCTTCAATTCGAGTGTGAGGAACTTAACTTCCTCCCTAAGAGGGCACATCTGCCACTATGACACCATTTGAGAGCTATACCACTTTCCTAGCGGTCAAGAGTCACTTCACCACATCATACGACTATATCAAGTACAACGGCAAGGTCAATGCGACTCAGTCTTCATTCGAGACACGTAAGGACAAGTACCAGTACTACAAGCTCTCCAAGCATAAGGATCCACTTCAGTATCTTGTAGCCAACTTTATTGATGGTGATCTTAAGTGGGTTGGTGATCTATTCAATGATGACTCAGAGAAGGTCTATGCAGGTTGGTTGAAGCGGCAACAATCATTGTCATATATTTTTGAACAGGACCTAAATAAACTGTGTACAAAATTCGACGATAATGTTATTGTAAATAATGGACAGCATCCATACCTTCTGAAGCAATATCTACGCCGAGAAATTAGTATCGAGACAGTAATCATCTTGAACGATCTGCTTGGTTTCTTTAATCACTGGAACAAGAAGATTGATGACAGTGTCTTATGGCCTACGATATATAAGAAGTGCATGAAGTACAAACCATTCTTTCACTATGATGTGTTCAAGTGCAGGAAGATCCTGAAAGATAAATTTATGGGTGATAAATGACAGAATTTTTTAAATATGAGTCTATGCCTCAACGTCAAGATCCGCGTATGACCACACAAGCGCCTATTGCAACCAGCAAAGAAAACCATGAGAAGATGGTCCGTGCAAAGCAGATCAATGATGGTAACTACTGGAAGACAATGTGTGAGGTGTTTGCTACGGACCTTGAACACCTTCCTATGGAACGATTCAAGGTATGGGCATCGGTCATGTCAGTTCCTTTCATGACACGAGCGCGGTTTATTGACTATATCGGACCGGTTCTGATGGCAGTCAAGTCCAGCGACATTGTTCGTGAAGCTCTTCGCGAGGTTATGATTGGTTATAACGGCGATGCAGATTTCCAACATTTTAATATGTTTGAGGACTTTCCTACGACAATGAACCGTATTCAGCATATGGCACACCTGATTATGTGTGGTTGGGGTCCTGCTGAACTTAGCAAACTAGATACTATCGTTGAACTGGGTGGAGGAATCGGTGATATGGCCGATATCGTCTATAAGCTTGGTTTCAAGGGTAAGTACATTATCTACGACTTCAATGAAGTCGGACAGATTCAGAAGTGGTATCATGATCAGTTGGGTTACACCAACATTGTGCATACTTCTGATGTGAATGATCTCGTAGATGCTGATCTTATGATTGGCACGTGGTCATTCACTGAGATGCCTATTGACCTTCGCGAGGAGATCATGGGTAAAATTGGCGGAACAAAAAATTGGTTAATTTCATATTCTAACCAGATCTTTGGTATCGACAATGATAAATACATTACTGAGACATTTGTCCCACTGTTCACTGAACATGATATTGAATATACTGATATTCCTTTCATGCCATGGGATGGTGGTGCCAAGTACCTCTCGGTAAAACATACATCGTAATATAACGACATACTAGGAGAAAATATATGTCATTCGCAGACCTCAAGCGTTCCACTACCTCGTCCTTCGATAAGCTCACGAAGGAACTCGCTAAGCAGAATACTACATACGACCGTTCCGGAGACGACAAGCTCTGGAAGTGTGCTACCGATAAGGCAGGCAACGGTTATGCAGTTATTCGCTTTCTACCCGCACCTGAAGGTGAAGACCTTCCATTCGTCAAGATCTGGGACCACGGTTTCCAGGGACCAACTGGCCTATGGTACATTGAGAAGTCGTTGACTACTCTTGGTAAGGACGATCCTGTAGGTGAACTGAATAGCACCCTCTGGAATTCTGGTATTGATGCCGATAAGGAAGTTGCACGTAAGCAAAAGCGCCGGCTCGCTTACTACAGCAATATTATGGTCGTCAAGGACCCAGCAAACCCAGCCAACGAAGGTAAGGTCTTCCTGTACAAGTACGGTAAGAAGATCTTTGATAAGTTGAACGATCTGATGAACCCATCGTTCGCAGACGAGCAGCCGACTAATCCCTTCGATCTTTGGACCGGTGCAAACTTCAAGCTTAAGATTCGTAAGGTTGAGGGTTATCCCAACTACGATAAGTCAGAATTCGACAGTCCCGCACCACTATTCGATGATGACGATAAGCTTGAAGCAGTTTGGAAACAGGAGCATTCCCTCAAGGAACTCGTGGATCTGAAGCACTTCAAGTCATATGACGAACTTAAGACCCGTCTCAACAACGTGCTCGTTCTCAATGCCGCTCCGGCAAAGGTTCGTGGCGTTGCTCTAGATGAGGAAGAATATAAGGCTCCAGCCCCAACCTTCCAAGCTTCAGCTCCGTTTGAAGCTCCCGCTGCTAAGGCGGTGGTCGACGAGGATGATGACGATCTAGCGTTCTTCAGTAAGCTTGCTGCCGAAGATTGATCGGATGGGAGAGGGGGGATCGAGAGGTTCCCCCTCTTTTTTATTTGGTGAGTTCAGACTCTGCCGGTTTAAAACCAAATCTGACTAAATAGTAGTTGACACTACTCATATCGTTCGAGGTCGCCGGTGATTGAATCACAGGCGAATTTTTGTTTGGATTGATGTTCGGTAATGACACAGGTGATACTGTTGGCAGTGGTGGCGCAGGTGTTCTAGAATCTACCATGGCATTTGTTTTTGCAATAGCTCCTGCTTTGGCCAGCGGTGCCATATTTTCATAGTTTTGTGCACCGATCAGTGCTGCACCTGCTTTACCAAATAACTTCTTTCCAAGTGCAAATGTATCAGTAATAGCTGAAATTACTGGACCGGCTAGATCTGCAACTACACCACCATCTTCACCAGTTGCACTATATATTGGATCTGTTCCACCTGCAGCAGCGCCTGATTGTTGAATGTGTACTGGATCTTTGCCTGGCATTGGCTGAGACAGACCATACTTTGCAAGAAGTCCCATACTTTTCATACGATTGACATCTGGAGAGTTAAAATCTACTGCCAGGCCGCGTTCATGTCTAGACGATCCTGGTTTTGCTTTACTATAACCTGTACTGATTTTGGCTTGATCCCCGGGGTATCTATATCCAGAAGTCATAATAGGCGGAGCGTTGCCAGCAGCAACATATTCTTGTAGCATAGCAACAACCGAGGATTCGAACTTTGGATCCCAATTCTGTAGGTTCTTTGCGTTTCCAGTTACACCGCCGCCAAGTTTGAATAACTTGCCAACATTCTGAGTCATTTTGCCGCCGCCGCCTGGTGATACCTGCGGTGCAGTTGTTCGTGTTGCAGTAGTTGGAGCAGCGCCTTGACTACTAGGTGTTCCGCCTTTAGCTTTAAGCCCACCGGCAGATACACTAGTAGATGATGTTGCTGTTGATGGGGCGGCACTGGTTGTTGTCATACTAGGACTACTAGTAGATCCTGCAGAAGGTGTTGATGCAAGTTTTTTAGTTTGTATTGCATTTTTAGCCGGCGCTGTGACCATCCCAGTATCCGGCAGCGTTGTTCCAGTTGATGTAGGAATTGCGCTCTCTGTTGCACTCGGTACGGTACCACCGGCACCAGCACCTTGTTGTTGTGTTGCCTGTGGTGCCGCACTAGGTTGACCAGTTGGACCATAATCGCCGATATCGCGTTTGTTGTCTTTGCTACTTAATAGCCAACTAAATCCAGAGTTGAGTGTCTTGGCAATATCGCTAACGAACCCGCCGATACTCACTCCGAAGTCAACAACTTCTGCCAGCGCATCCTTAATAGGATCGAACTGTGTAGCAAGCAATGCAGTTAATCCTACTAACCCACCAATCATTGCTAGTTTGCTTGGTTCTTTGGTTGCGTCTTGTGTAGGTTCTGCTTGATTCTCTATAATCTTATTTTCGATATTAGATTCTTTTATTTGCGCCATGTTTTTGGCAGCAACTATTTGTTTGTTCTTTAGTTGTTGTTTAAGATAGCTATCGATAGATGCCAACTGATTAATCATAGCTATCAATGGTTTATTGATAGTTACATTTTTAGTTGTTACAAGTGTGCCACCGCCTTTATTTGCAGTTGTCTGTTGTCGTTTAATCTTCTGTACAGCAGCGCTACCTGTTATTCCAAATCCTGCTGTAAGATCAATACTTGCAGAATCATTCTTTCCAAAGCGTGGAGAAGCATTGCTTAAAGTAAGCTGCAGGCTTTTTGGTGCAGGAATCTTTGTCTTCTCATCAATCCAGCCTCGATTAGTGTCATAGATATATTTCTGTGCACCGATCGATATCGGTTCAACGCGTCTATCAATATTGACACTAAGTTTTTTGGCCTCTGGTTCATTGATTACCATACTGTCTAGTAGTTTAAGAAGATCTTTATTGGCAAGTTGTTTTGTTTTAGCGTCAATCCATTGGCCGCCGGTCTTGACAAACTTTTGATCGCCGATTGTTACCGAACTCATGCTGCAAACTTCCAGTGTGCCAGATACTTCATGACGGTATCTCCAGTACCTGGATAATTAGGATCTAGTGCAGATAGTGATCCATCGTTCGATGCCTGCGTAACAGACTTTTGAGCAGCAGATATTGCAGGAGAAGCCTTTGCAACATCTTGTTTGTTTCCGACAGTCATTGCTGTTTCAATCTGTTTCGACATATTTGTAATTTTAGCCGTTGCATTCTTGCCACTATCACTTGGCATATAGTTTTGCGCACCAATCAATGCCGCGCCTGCTTTACCAAAGATTTTCTTGCCAGATTCAAAGGCGCCGGATAAGCTGAATTCAGCAGTACTTGCACTTGGTGTTGTAGTACCTGAATAGCCTGGCTTTGCAGAACCTAACATTTTTGCATAATGTTCGCCATTGCCTCCAGACCAGGTACCAAGCCCTTCTCTTACTGATTTGCCTTTATAGTATTTTGAATTTTTCCAGTTTTCCATAGCAGCTCTGATACCGTTCTCGGCAGTATCATATACTGCAATCTTGACAGAGCTATCGGCGTTTGCTTTTTTGAATCCTATCTGATGTTCTTTTAACGGGCCGGTTCCATATCGAATACCACCTGGATTGTTCATAGTACCACTTGGATCTTCAATTCTGCCCTGTGCTTCTACGAGTTGTCTCAGTTCGCTCTCTGATAATTGCTCAGGATTTTTACTTAAGATTGCATCAATAGAACCTGTTGCAGCCGGACTTGCTGTAGCACTAACACCTGATGCAGTTTCACCAGTTACAGGAATAGCTGTGGTAGTTTCAGCATCTTTGGTCTCTTTCCAATCTTGGTATGCTTCCCAAATTGCCGTAGCAATATCATAGATGCCAGAAAGTAGCAATCCGGTGCTTACAATTGCTAGAGCAATGCCAGGAATGGCACCAATGCCAGTCCCAGTTAATAAGAATCCTCCAACAATTCTAGCTAGAATCCCGGCAATCTTTTGCATTGTTTGTTTGCCGACCCGGCGCTTTAATATAATAAGAAATCGGCGGCCACCTTTGGTCGAAAACCATGCGGTTGCTTTTGCTGCTCCCTGTAAACCGGCTTTGCGCGCCGCGCCTTTACCACTGCCTGTCATTGTTGCATAGTTAGGTCTTGTTATAACGTCCAGCGCTTTCATTCCCGGACCTGCCAGTTTTTTAATACCAGATCTGATACCTAATATGCCAGCACCTGCCGCAAGTGCACCACCGGCAGCACCGCCACTGGCCTTTATTAGATTGCCATTTTCATCCTTGGGTGCATATGGATTTAATGGCGAGTGCCACAATTTGTCTACTACGTATGCACCAACCATACCAACTAGACCGCCTTTAACACCGCCCTTTAGGAATCCTAGGAAACCACTTATACCGATAAATGATCCCAATTCGACAAGCCACTTGTATTCGGTTTTAAAAGCTGCTACGTTTGATTTTAAAGCATCTAATTCAGTAGTATCTAACTTACTAATTCCTATTGCGCCAAGTCCGGCTAATAACGCGCCGCCAATCAGCAGCTTTTTGGCCATACCAGCACTTGGCTTTTTATCCATAAAACCAAACTTGTTGCCGAGTTGGCCGAATGTTTCAGTACTTTTATTTTCTACTGCAGTTTCTTTTTCTGCTTGAACCTGTTTTTGATATACTACTCTATCATTTTGTAATTGTGCACGCAGTGTATTATCGATAGATGCAAGATAGCCAACCGCGACCATCAACAGCTTTTCGGTCGGCATCTTTTCATTGTAGGCAGGCCGAGCTGCTTTTTTAGGAGCCGGCAGTGTACCGCCACCAGTTGCAACGCGTTGTGTGCCGGCAGAACCAGCCATGCCGACATTATTAATAACCGAGTTTGTACTACTCTGTTCGTCTTGTGCTGCATCGCCGACACTTTTTATACCGCCGGCGATACCTTTGGCTAGACTGCCAGCGGCAGTAACGACTGAACCTGCTGCACCTGCAGCACGTCCAATCGCTTTGATTCCTGTCCCTATAATAACCGAACTGAGTATACTCATTATTTTCTTCTATTTTCGAGTTCTTGTTTTTGCTCCTCAAGATATGCAACTAGCATATCAACATATAGATCTCTTTCATAAGGTATTAAGTTTTCAATTTCAGTAATAGAATATTTATGGTGTTGAGCCATCGAGAATACCATCGCATAATACGATTGTAATGTCGTGTGACTCAACCCCACATAAAAAAATCTCTGAGATTCGTCAACTCAATCACCCTTTCACTTCCTAGTTTATTTGTGTACACAAACTTATGATATAGCTTAGGCATTGCTTCGAAGAACTTGCGAATCTTATCGAATGTTTTGACATCTAGGCCATCAAGGAATTCAGTGATTTCTTTATCTGAATATTCGCTTGCTACATATACTTCTTCAGCATCATAGATCGTATCAATACAGTTGACAATAAAGAATGTCATTAGCTCTACTTCGTTCTCGAATGCACCCATCTTATCTGTAATAGATGCCGATGGGTACTTCATAGTCATACCTACACTGTCGGTGATTTTGATAACAGGATCAATAGTATCTTCAGGATATGTGATTTCAATCTTGTCAAGATCCAGTTCGAAGTCATATACTTCTTCATCTTCAGTATCACGATAAGAAAGCTTTACCAGATTGTTGACCGAACGGGCACGCAACTTCAGGAACAAATACTCAAGATCGAATGTTGTCAGATCATCGGTATTAAAACCTGGTGTATTGATGCAGTTATTCAAGATCTGTTTAACAGCACGGATAATTTCACTATCATTTCCACCTTGTTGTGCAATCAGAAGGATCTTCTCCTCCTTGACAAGAAATGGTCTGAATTCAATCTTCTTTTTTGATGATGGAACCACTACATCAAAGATAGGTTGACTAATTTTAGGCAAAGACATTATATTCTCCTCAATTTAATAATTATATTTTAGGTGGTAATGTTATCATATTAATAGTTTTTGGATTTAAGGATCCAGCTGAAACATTTAAAGTACCTGGTTCTGCAGTTGGTGGTGTAGATATTGTATAATTGCCGATTACGGATGGACCACCAAATGCCGGCGAAGAAATGATTCCATTTTTATTTCTAGTAACAATCATATCGTTCTTAGATTTTTCTTCATTCACCGATTTTTCTGAAGCTCGATTTGCTGCTTCCTGTTGCGATGAAACAAACAGCGCATTGTCACCGGCCATAGGCGTTCTAATAATCATATCAGTAAATGCAAATGTGACGTTGTACTTCATTATTTGATTTTCGTCACCCCAGGCCAGATTGACACTTTGAATCGAGATTGGGAATGCATCAAATATGTTGTATTCGACTGTAGTATTTAATTGGCGATCATATACAAATACGCTGACTTTACTATTTGAATAGTCATCCTTGTATCCAACCATATACGGTTCGTAATCGTTAAATTCTCCAGACACAGTGGACATATCTGCACCACCTTTAGAGTCATGGTTGACTACAAGATTGATCCACTTATTAAAAAAATCTATAACCTCTGAGTTGTTATCTACGATCCATTGAAGTGTAAAGTCGCCGAAGTTTACATTGTAAGGAACCGTTTCCGTTGGGCCATAACCATAACGACGTATTGCTTCTTCTTTGATTAGTGTCACACCTGGAAGAATAGCATTATCACATCTTAGGATAAGCTTGTCTTTGTTTATGGTTGTATAATTTGTTAATTCATTGGTTAAACTTGTATTACCACGGAACGGAGCAAATCTTACAAGGAAACTATGTGTAGGAAGACT